CAGAAGGATAAGGAGTATAAGGAAATAGAACAACAAATGAATAAGGAGATCGAACTAGGAATGGTTATGTCTCCTACCGAGATCAATACATTTGATACAATGGATCGTCAGAATGATGCGTTTGCACCAGAAATTGATGCACAAAATGCGGAAGATGATCACAAAAGAGAGATCGAAAAGATGAAAGCTGCTCCCAAACCTGCGGCTAAACCTTCCAATTCTACTAAATAATCATATTGACTTAATATTATGACTGAAAAAAATGAAGTTAAGCAAGAAGTAGGGGTGGCTGATATTGTTAACAGCATTGCTGATAAACAAAGAGCTACCGCTATAGATGCTATACAGGACATGTTGTTTGCCAAATCAAATGATGCTATGGCAGACTACAAGAAAGTTGTAGCAAATACATATTTCCAAGAACCTACTGGAGAAGAGGAACCATCAAATGAAACTGATAACGGAACAGATTGAAAATGTAAAGGTCATCACTGAAGGAAAAGGTGCTGATAAAAAACTCTACATTGAAGGTGTCTTTTTACAATCAGAGATTGTGAATCGCAATGGTAGAAAGTATCCTTTTGAAACTCTTAATAGAGAAGTAGAAAGATACAATGAGGAATATGTTAAAAGTAAGAGAGCATTAGGTGAGTTGGGACATCCCGATGGACCTACTATCAACTTAGATAGAGTCTCTCATAGAATAACAGAACTCCGCGTGGAAGGTAAGAACTTCTATGGTAAGGCACAGATCCTTGATACCCCAATGGGTAAGATTGCCAAATCACTTTTAGATGAGGGAGTTCAACTAGGCGTATCCTCTAGAGGGATGGGAAGCATTGATAAAACTGAAAATATTTCAGTTGTTAGAGATGACTTTATGCTTACAACAGCGGCTGATATTGTTGCAGATCCATCTGCACCTGATGCTTTCGTAAACGGAATCATGGAAGGTAAAGAATGGGTGTGGAGCAATGGTATCCTAAAGGAAACCGAAGTTGCTAAATATAAGGGTCAATTGGATACGGCAAGTCGCCGTGGCCTTGAGGAAAAAACTCTACAAATCTTTGGAGATTTTCTCTCAAAACTTTGAATGAATAAATAAACTTAGATAATTACACGGAAACTTAAGAGGGAACTCAAAAATGTCAGATAAACTGAACGAAAACTTCAAGAAGTTTGCGGCTGAGAAAGAGATAGTTGTGGAAGAGGATCAAACCAAGATGCCTACTGTCCAAGCAACAGTTATCCCTGGTACTGGTAGCGAACCTTCCCAAGTCTCTGACGCACAGACTGCCAACAATGGCAATGCTGGCGATCAAGGAACTCAACCTAAAGTTGATCCATCCGCAGCTCCAAGTGGGCAGTCAGTTACTGACTTAGGTGGAAGTACAACTACACCTAACGAGCATGATGAAGATGGAGAAGAGAATCCAGGTGCTAAGGCAGCCGCTCCTGTAGGAGCAAAGGCAGCACAAAGCGATGGTTCTGCTCAAACATCTAACATCAATGATGCTGGTGATCAAGGTACACAACCTACAGTTGGCACTCAAGTAGCATACGGAACAGGAGATGGTGGTAAAGTCACATATCCAATCCATGCTGGTTTTGAGATCGACGTTTCCGATGACATCAAAGCCCTATTAGAGGGAACAGAACTCTCCGAAGAGTTTGCAGAGAAAGCTAAGACAATTTTCGAGGCTGCTGTGAAAGCAAAACTCAAGGAAGAGTACGAAAAGCTTGTAAAACACTTTGCTGAAGAAACCGAGAAGAAGATTGAGGAAGCAAAATCTGAACTCTCAGAAGAGGTTAATGGCACAGTGAATTACGCCGTAAGTCAATGGCTTGAAGAGAATCAAGTAGCCGTTGATCGCGGAATAAGAAATGAGATTACTGAAGACTTCATTGCAGGTCTGAAGAATCTCTTTGAAGAACACTACATCTCCATACCAGATGATAAAGTTGATATGGTAGAAGATAGTGTTAATAAAGTACATGAGATGGAAACCCGCCTTGACGAACAGGTCAAAGCTAACGTGAAACTTCAAAATCGCCTTAACGAGTCTGCAAAAACTGTTATTCTGAAGAATGTTTCAGAAGGATTGGCAGATACTCAGAAGGAAAAACTCGCGGCTCTCGCAGAGGGAATCGAGTTCATTTCTGAAGAGGACTTCTCTAAGAAAGTTACGACTATCAAAGAGAGTTACTTCAAGGAATCAACTGTAACCCCTAGTGAGGTTGCTGATGAAACTCCAGTAGAAGGTGTAGATAAAGATGTAACCCCATCAATGGGAGCATATCTAAGTGCACTTAATCGTTGGAATCAATAATATTAACCCTATAAACTTTAAGTTAGAAAAATGTTTAATGCTAAGGCTCTAACAGAAAAGTGGGACCCTGTTCTAGGTCACGAAGGCTCGGGAGCCATCAAAGACAATTATAGAAAGGCTGTTACTGCTGTTCTTTTAGAAAACACAGAAAAATCAATCCGCGAAGAGCGTGGAATGATTAATGAAGCTTCTAACACTGTAGGTGCTATCGGAGGAGACGGACTATCAGGTTCAGGTCTTACAACTAAGACAGGTGGACTTGCTGGTTTCGATCCAGTGATGATCAGCTTGATTCGTCGTGCTATGCCTAACCTCGTAGCATACGATATCTGCGGTGTTCAACCGATGAGTGGTCCAACAGGACTAATCTTCGCGATGAAGTCTCATTATCAAGAAAACGGATCTGCACTACGCGAAGGTCCAGAAGCCCTCTACAATGAGGCTGATTCAAACTTCTCGGCATCCTCAAAAGGACCAGGAGTTTATAATCAAGTTACTGCGAATAATTCAGGAGATAACACCTATCCTCTAGGAGATGGTGGAACTACCGACGCTAACCCAGGTCTTCTTAACGATACCTCTGGTGGCGGTACAACTGCTGCAAATTATGAGCGTGGTACAACAGGAATTGCCAGAGAAGACGCTGAAACTCTTGGATCAGGTTCAACCTTATTCAACGAAATGAGCTTCAGCATCGAGAAGACAGCGGTTACCGCTAAAACTCGTGCTTTGAAAGCAGAATACACACTAGAACTCTCACAAGACTTGAAAGCTATTCATGGTCTTGATGCAGAGCAGGAACTTGCTAACCTACTTTCTAGTGAGATCCTTGCAGAAATCAACCGTGAAGTAGTAAGAACTGTTTATACAGTTGCTAAGTCTGGTGCTGCTAACAACGTTGCAAATGCTGGTGTATTTGATCTAGACGTTGACAGTAACGGCAGATGGTCGGTTGAAAAATTCAAGGGACTTATGTTCCAGATCGAGAGAGATGCTAACGCAATCGCACAGCAAACTCGTAGAGGAAAGGGTAACTTCATCATCACTTCTGCTGATGTTGCTAGTGCTCTTGCTATGAGTGGTACTCTTGACTACTCTTCAGGTCTTCAAGGTGCTGGTGGTCCTTCCATCGGTGACGTTGATGACACTGGAAACCTACTAGTAGGTACAATGAACGGACGTATCAAGGTTTACGTTGACCCTTACTCTGCTAACGTTAGTGATACTCACTACTACGTTGTAGGATACAAAGGTTCTTCACCTTATGATGCTGGACTGTTCTATTGCCCTTACGTTCCTCTCCAGATGTTAAGAAGCGTTGATCCATCAACCTTCCAACCCAAGATTGGATTCAAGACTAGATACGGTATGGTTGCTAACCCATTCGTTGTTCAGTCAAACGGCACACCTGATGCCGAAGCTCTTACTGGAAATAGAAACCAGTATTACAGACGTGTACGTGTTGCAAACCTAATGTGATACACGGTCACGATATCAAATCAAAGGGGAGCGTAGTGCTCCCCTTTTTTATTAAATAATGGTATAATAAAAATAGTACAGAGATGACTATTGCAACATGCCCCCTAACCTGTGCTTGGCCTGACAACTTATACCGAACATATATGAACGGCAGACTTAAAAAAGTGGACATGCAATCTCGTTTAAATAGAATTAAGCAAGGGATTGATAATAAATCATGGTATCCAGATTGGGATTCCAAAGAAAGGTGGGCAGCACAACAAGTATTGAATAATGCTTTGGATATTTTAGATGAATATGATTACTAATATAAGCAGCCCTGTACTATCACTTATTATAATTGCTACAATATCCTTGCTTTCTGTGGGGATATGGTTTATAATATGGTTGACTAGTACCATCAAGCAACGTAAGATCGTAAAAAAGTTTGAACGTATGACTAAGATGGCTAGGGGTATATGGGACGAAGAGGATTATGACTGAAGAAAAAATTAAAAGTCTTTGTTATACAAAAGAAGAAGTTGATGCTATGATCGAAGCTGCGGTAGCAGAGGCAAGAGCAATAGACGAAGCATCAATGCGTAAGCACAATCGTGATGCAACAATCATTAGTATGATTCTTGGATTCACTTGTCTTGCATTATTCTTAGATGGATTACTTCGTATACTTGGTATCATTCCACCTTTCGCTGGATTAGATGTTAGTATAGTAGATCAGATTGTAGAGAGGGTAGAGCATGATGTAATACCACAGGTTGAGAAATATAAGAGTTATATACCACGCATCTAAATAGTAGTGTATCTTAGGAATTGAAATGGCAGCTGAATGGTATAAGGAGCAACCTACTAATAGGAACTTCTTAAACCCAGTAGGGTTTCTTTTAAAATTAGAAAAATTTAAGGGTACGGATTTCTTTTGTCAAAGAGTAAACGTACCTGATATTAGTATGCCTGTAACTGAGGTTCCAACTCGGTTTAGAAATTTACCTATTATTCCTGGTGGTGGAGTAGAGTTTGGAGATCTTCAGATAGAATTTATAGTAGATGAAGATATGTTGAACTACTATTCAATACACAAATGGATACGAGATAATGGTAGAGCAGATGATGATGCTAATACTCCAAAGAAAGAAGAGTATAGTCAAGCAGAACTGCACATAGTTACTTCTCAATATAATCCAGCATTTGTAGTAACATATACAAATGTATTTCCTGTAAGCTTAACAGCATTGAACTTTGATGCTACAATATCTGACGTAGAGTATATTACTGCTCAGGTTACATTTAAACATCAGAAGCATCATATACTCGATAAGAATATGAAAGAAATTACTTTATGAATTTTGAATCTCTTCGTAATAAATTTGAAAAACTGAGAGCAGAGTGGACGGAAGATAGTCATGTAGACTTTCAGTTTAAGAATAAACAATACAGTGCTGATCTAGCTCAGGTCGCTCTGGACATACCTTTCTGCCATAATAAATACTTAAACCACTATACCGATATATCTCAAATTAAAACCTCACTTGAATTTGAAGTTCGTAAACTTGTTAAAGAAAAGCGTGAGTATTATGGAGGTGAAGCTGACGCAAGGATATATGCCGAGAAACCTTTCGGCAATAGTATCAAGACATCTGAAAAGATGAAAGTTTATCTAGAGTCTGATGATGAAATCATCAATCTAGAAGCGAAAATTAAATACCTAGATCAAATGCTCTATTGGTTAGATCAGGTAATGAAACAAATTTCTAATAGAGGTTTCCAAGTCAAGAGTGCTATTGAGTGGGAAAAATTTATTAATGGACAGTAATGACAAACCTCTTTGTAAAAAAGAAGAATGAAGTATATGTTACAATTCATTCTGATGAAGAACATGTCCATAAAGAATTAGCAGACTACTTCACATTTGAAGTGCCTGAAGCAAAGTATTTAAAAAAGAATCCTAGATACAAATATTGGGATGGTACTATACGTTTGTACTCTCCTGGTTCTGGTTCATTATATTGTGGATTGATAGATCATCTTCAGACATGGGCTGATGAAAGAGAATATAAAATCTATCTTGCACCCGATGAATGGTATGGTGATGTAGTTGAAGATAATAATTTTGTATCTCCTCCAGGTGTTAAAGTATTCATGGATAAGATCTCTAAGGTTAAACCTAGAGACTATCAATACAAAGCAGTCTACGAAGCTATAAAAAATAATCGTAAGTTACTTCTTTCTCCTACTGGTTCTGGGAAGTCTCTTATGATCTACTCCATAGTCAGATACTACGCTGCCACCGCAAAGAAGATACTTATAATCGTCCCAACTACATCCCTTGTTGAGCAGATGGTCGATGATTTCATTTCTTATGGCTGGAACGCGGATGCTCATGTTCATAAAATATATGGTGGAAAAGATAAGAATACTGATAAGCCCGTTATAATATCTACTTGGCAATCTATTTACAAATTCCCTAAAAGATATTTCGATGATATAGACTGTGTTATAGGTGATGAAGCTCACCTGTTCAAGTCTAAGTCATTGACAGGAATAATGACAAAACTTCACAATGCGAAATATAGATTCGGTTTTACTGGTACACTAGATGGTAGTAAAACTCATAAGTGGGTATTAGAAGGACTTTTTGGTTCTTGTAATAGAGTAACAAAGACTGACGATTTAATCAAGTCTGGCTACCTATCAAATTTTAGAATCAAGATATTATTATGCGACCATGAACCTCAGATGTTTGAAACTTTCCATGATGAGATTGACTATTTGGTCAATCATACATCTAGAAATAATCTCATTAAAAATTTGGTAAAGGATCTAGAAGGTAATACTCTAGTGCTATTTAACTATGTAGAGAAGCATGGTGAACCACTTTTTGAATTAATAAATAATTCTGTAACATCTCCGCGAAAAGTATTCTTTGTACACGGAGGAGTTGATGTGGAGGACCGAGAGGAAGTCCGTAAAATAACAGAGGAAGAGGACAATGCCGTTATTGTTGCGTCGTATGGGACTTTTAGTACTGGTATTAATATTAAGCGATTACATAACATCGTCTTCGCGTCGCCGTCCAAGTCCAGAATACGAAATCTTCAGTCAATAGGTAGAGTATTAAGGAAAGGAGAAGGAAAAGATATGGCGACACTCTATGATATCGCTGATGATATCGGGGGTCAGAATTATACTCTAAAACATCTCAATGAAAGAGTTAACATCTATAATGATGAAAATTTTAAATATGAGGTTGTACGAATTAATCTAAGAAATGGATAAAAAAGATCTTACTATAGCTGAAGAAGAGTTCATTGGAACTGTCAAGCTTATATCATCTGAAGAAATAATATCTACTGTATGTTATCTTCCTGATGAGGATAAGGTTCTTTTACAAAGCCCATTGCAAGTAGAATCTGCTCGTACTAGAAAAGGTAATTTAGAAATTGCAGGGTTCGCTCTTAAAGAATGGATTGCTGCTTCTTTCGATGATATGTATATTATTAATAGGAATCATATTCTCACTGTTACAGAAA